TCGTTCGTCAACCTGGTGCTGGGCGAATCGTGGCAGGAGCGCGGCGACGCGCCCGACTGGCAGCCGCTCTATGACCGCCGAGAAGACTACCCCATCGGCACTGTGCCACTGGATGGGTTGTTTTTAACGGCGGGTGCCGACGTACAAAGGGATCGCATCGAAGTCGAAGTGGTGGCCTGGGGCCGTGGCAAAGAGTCGTGGTCGGTGGATTACCGCGTGCTGGTCGGCGACACCGCGAGGGCGGATGTCTGGCGGCAGCTCGACGCGCTCCTCGATGAAGAGTTCCCGCACGCGAGCGGCATGCGGATGCCGATCCGGGTGCTGTGCGTCGATTCGGGTTTCAACCCGCGCATCACGTACGACTGGGTGCGCGGACATCCGCAGGCCTCCTGGGGTCCGGCCGGCGCGCGGGCGGCGAGCCCAAAGACGGCAGCGGCGGTGAAAGGAACCGCGCGGACGGACCGGCTGATTCTGGTTGCCTCGCCAGTCGACGCGAGTAAGCGGCGCGGCACACGCCTTTGGACGCTCGGCACGCCGGTGGCGAAGTCGGAACTGTACAGCCGCCTGCGCCTGGCACCGCCGACGGAAGAAAGTGGCGAGCCCTTCCCGCCAGGCTACTGCCACTTCCCACGTTACGAGGAAGAGTACTTCCGGCAGTTGACCTCGGAGAGTTTGGTCAAGGGTCACTGGGTTGTAGGACCGAACCAGCGCAACGAGGCGCTCGATTGCCGGGTGTATGCGCGGGCGGCGGCCTCCATCTACGGCATCGACCGCTTCGCCGAGAGGCATTGGCGAGAACTCGAAGCCCTGCTGCCCACGCGTGCTGCCCAGCCGGAACCGCCGGCCTCGGCTCAGCCACGGCCCGCACGCCGTGTCACGGTGAGTTCGAACTGGATGAAGCGATGACGTTACAGGAACTCGAGGCCCAGCGAGAGGCGCTCCTGGCCGCGCTGAGTGCGCCGGATTCGGTTTCATTCGGCGACCGCTCCATGCGGCACCGCAGCCCGGAGCAGATTCGCACGGCATTGCAGCAAGTGGATGCGGAGATCGCTAAGGTCAAGGCCGCTGACTCCGAAACGTCACCGCGCCCACGCGTCATCCGGACTTACACGGAGAAGGGTTTCTGATGGGCTACTGGCGCAATCTCATGCGGGCGGCGTTTGCGACGCCCCTCCGCGCCCGCTCCGGTTACGAGGCCGCCGCCAACACGCGCCGCACGCAGGGGTGGAATCCGGCAAACGAAGGGATCAACGCCCTCGTCGCGGGCGGCGGCGATGCACTGCGTTCCCGCTCGCGCGACATGGTCCGCCGCAATGCGTGGTCCAGTAACGCGGTCGAAAGCTTCGTCGGCAATGCGGTAGGCACCGGCATCAAGCCGCAATCGAAGCATCCGGATCCGGCCGTGAAGCGGCGGCTTCAAGAACTCTGGCTGCGGTGGACCGACCAGGCCGACGCTGCGGGGCTGACCGATTTCTACGGACTGCAAGCTCTGGTGTGCCGATCCACGATCGAGGGCGGCGAGTGTCTGGTACGCATCCGCGAGCGCCGGCCCGAGGATGGGTTAACGGTGCCGCTTCAGCTTCAACTGCTCGAGGCCGAGCACCTGCCGACGACCAAGAACGAGAACCTGCCGAACGGCAACGTCATCCGCGCAGGCATCGAATTCGATAAGCTGGCCCGCCGCGTGGCGTATCACCTCTATCGCGAGCACCCGGGCGAGAAGCTCCTCTTCTTCAATACCGGGGAGACCACGCGTGTGCCGGCAGAGTCGGTGCTACACATCTACAAGCCACTCCGTCCGGGCCAGCATCGCGGGCAGCCCTGGCTGACGCAGGTCCTGGTGAAGCTCCACGAGCTGGATCAGTACGATGACGCCGAACTGGTTCGCAAGAAGCTGGCGGCGATGTTCGCTGCCTTCATCACCGAGAACAATCCCGAGGATCCGGTCATCGGGAGCAAGCCGGGCGAAGGCGAAACGGACGCCAGCGGCGCGCCGCTGGCAGGGATCGAACCAGGCTCGATGGTGAAACTCCTACCCGGCGAGGATGTGAAGTTCACCGAGCCGGGCGACGTGGGCGGCATGTACACGGAGTTCATGCGCGTCCAGTTGCGCGCGATCGCTGCGGGCCTGGGGATCACCTATGAGCAACTCACTGGGGATCTGGAGCGAGTGAACTATTCTTCGATCCGCGCGGGCCTGCTCGAGTTCCGTCGCCGGTGCGAGCAGTTCCAGCACCAAGTAATGGTCTTTCAATTCTGCCGTCCTGTGTGGCGCGCCTGGATCGAGGCGGCTGTGATAGCCGGCGCGATCAATGCGCGCGACTATGAGCGCAACCGGGAAGCCTACCTTGACGTCGAGTGGCGGCCGCCATCCTGGGACTGGGTCGACCCGCTGAAGGACATGAACGCCGAGGTCGTGGCCGTGCGCGCGGGTTTCAAGCCGCGTAGCGCCGTCATCAACGAGATGGGCTACGCCGAGGAAGACGTCGCCCTGCAGGTCGCGGCCGACAACACACGCGCCGATTCGCTCGGATTGACGTTCGACTCCGATCCGCGCAAGACCACCAGCAACGGGCAAAGGGTGGCCGAGAAGGAGCCGGCAACGGAAACTCAATGACGAATCTCTCGCACATCGCCTCGCGCGTGTTCAACACGCCGCTGATGATCGACTCGAAGAAGCTGACCGCGATCCTGGCGGTGCTGGCGCCGCGTCTCGGTGTCGATCCGCCTCCCGTGGATGCGGCATTGCTTGCCGAGCAGCGGTCACGGAAGCCATACGCCGTCACCGATGCCGGTGTGGCAGTCATCGAAGTCGCGGGGAGCCTGGTGAATCGGGCCTCCGGTATGGATGCGCAGTCGGGACTCACTTCCTATGAGCAGTTGGGTAACGAGATTCTCGAGGCCGCCACAGACCCGCAGGTCAAGGGCGTGCTCCTGCGATTCGACAGCTACGGCGGCGAGGCCAATGGCGCCTGGGACGTGGCGAGCCTAATTGAGGAGGCGGCACAGATCAAGCCGGTGTGGGCATCTGTCGACGACTGGGCGCTCAGCGCCGGGTATCTGCTGGCGTCGGCCACCGACCGCATCTGGGTGACACGTACAGGCGGCGTCGGTTCGGTGGGCATCATCGCGATGCATCTCGACCAGAGCGGCTGGGACGCGGCCAACGGTCTGAGGTACACGACCATCTTCGCCGGCGACCGCAAGAACGATTTCAATCCGCACGAGGCGCTGTCGGAAGGCGCTCGTGATGTGCTGGTCACGGAGGTCGAACGGCTCTACGGCATGTTTGTCGATGCCGTTGCCCGCCGGCGAAGTACGGGCGCGGCAGCCGTCCGCGGTACTGAGGCGGGCATCCTCTACGGCGACGACAGCGTCGCTCGTGGCTTTGCCGACCGCGTCGGCACCTTCCGCGACGCCCTCGCCGCGATGACAGCGTCGTTGTCCCAAACCAAGTTCACGAAAGGAGGCACTACTGTGTCCGAACCCACCCAGGCGGCAACGAGTCCGCCCGTTCCCGATCTCGCCGCCATTGAGGCCGCGGCCCGCGACCAAGGCTATGCCGAGGCGGCCGAGATCGTCGTGTTGTGCACCATCGCCGGCCGGCCCTCGCTCGCCGGCGACTTTATCGCCCGGCACCTCTCCGCTGCCGACGTCCGCAAGGAGCTACTCACCTTGCGAGCCGACGCCGGTCAGGACGAGATCCGGTCCCACGTTCTGCCCGAGGCCAGCACGGCGGCCAAGCAGAACCTCGATGAGAACCCCGTCGTGAAGGCCTGCGCGGCACTGGCTGGCCCGAAAGGAGCAAAGTAATCCATGCCCGTCCAAACCGAAAGCAACTACCTCGGGGATGTCCTCAAATACGAAGCCCCGAACCTGTTCTCCCGCGATGAGGTGACTCTCACCGCGGGCAACCTGTCACTCGGCGCCGTTGTGGGCCGGAAGGCGCCCGCCGTTACCGTGACGCCTGGCGGCTCCAATGTCGGCAACGGAGCTATGGGCACGGTGACCCTCGGTCCGGCCGCGCTGCCCGGCGACTACGTGTTGACTTGCAAGACCAAGGTCACCAACGCCGGCGTCTTCTCCGTCGTAGACCCGCGCGGCCTGCCGCTGCCCGACCTCACGGTCGCAGTCGCTTACGCCGGGGATCACATCAACTGCACCCTCGCTGATGGCAGCACCGATTTCGAAGTGGGCGACTCCTTCACGATTGCGGTGTCGGTCGCGAGCGAGATCGGCGAGTTCAATCCCGCTGCCAGCGACGGCCTCCAGTTCGCCGCAGGCGTCCTGGTGGAAGCCGTTGACGCGAGCGCCGCCGCCAGGCAGACCGTGATCATCGCGCGCGATGCCATCGTATCGCGGGTCGCGCTGGTGTGGAAGACCGGACTCACCGCGCCGCAGAAGGCCATCGCCATTGCCCAACTGAAAACCCTGGGCATTCTTGTCCGGGAAGGAGCCTAACATCCATGCCGATCCTCAATCCATTCGCAACTGACGCGTTCAACATGGTCGCGCTCACGGCGGCCATCAACAAGATCCCGAACACCTACGGGCGGCTCGAGCAGTTGAATCTGATGCCCGCCACGGGTGTCCGGACGCGCACCATCATCATCGAAGAGATGAGCGGCGTGCTGAACCTGCTCCCCACGCAACCGGTGGGCGCGCCGGGCACTGTCGGCACGCAGGGCAAGCGCAAGGTGCGCTCGTTCGTGATCCCGCACATCCCGCACGACGACGCCGTATTGCCCGAAGAGGTGCAAGGGATTCGCGCCTTCGGGTCGGAGTCGGAGACGGAGGCGCTAGCGAACCTGATGGCGATGAAGCTGCAGAACATGCGCAACAAGCACGCCATCACGCTGGAGCACCTGCGTATGGGCGCCCTGAAGGGCGTGATCCTGGACGCCGACGGGTCGACGCTCTACAACCTCTATACCGAGTTCGACATCACGCCGAAAACCGTCAACTTTGCGCTCACGACGAACACCACTGAGGTACTGTTGAAGGTGCTCGAAGTGAAGCGCCACATCGAGGACAACCTCAAGGGCGAGTTCATGACGGGCATCCTGTGCCTGTGCTCTTCGGGCTTCTATGACGCCTTCACGACGCATGCGAAGGTGAAAGAGGCCTTCCAGTACTACCAGCGCAACCAGCAACTCGGCAACGACTACCGAACCGGCTTCACGTTCGGCGGCGTGACGTTCGAGGAGTATCGCGGCCAGGCGACCGACGCTTCCGGCAATGTGCGGAAGTTCGTTGCCGACGAGGAGGCACATTTCTTCCCGCTGGGCACGGCGAACACGTTCCGCACGTACTTCGCGCCGGCTGACTTCAACGAGACGGCGAACACGCTGGGCCTGCCACTCTACGCCAAGCAGGAGCCGCGGAAGTTCGGGCGCGGCACCGACCTGCACACGCAGCAGAACCCGCTGCCCATTTGTCTGCGGCCGGAAGTGCTGGTGAAGGCGACCAAGGCCTGACCATGAGCGGTTGGGAGTCGGCAGTGAGTGGCCTGAACGGGGCCGTCGTGAACACGTTCGGCCGCGAGGTCCTCTACTTGCCCGACGCCGGTGGGCAGGCCACCGTCCGCGCGGTGTTCCAGGCGGTGCGGGAAGCCGAGGACGCCTCGCCGGGTGTTTATGTGGTGCTATTTCTCCGGCTGGCGGATCTGGCGGCGGCGCCCGTGCGCGGGGACGAGGTCGAGATCGGCGGTGCTCGGTACAAGGTGTTCGACATCGAAGCCGACACCGAAGGTGCTGCTGTGCTGAGGTTGCGACAGGTCAACTGAAACTTCAGGCCAATTGTCCTGAAGTCGCGGATGAGTTCATCGATGCCCAGCGTCCGGGTCTACCAGAAGAAGCAACTCCGCCTCGACCTGCTCAACTTCCGCCAGCGGCAGATGTACGAGCTGGGCAGCGCGGGCGTCGCGGCCGTGCAGGAGCGCGTGAGCACGGCGCAGGGGCCCGGCGATAGCGCTGCCAAACCGCTCACCAAGCGCTACGCGATCTTCAAAACGCGGAAGCGAAAGGGCAACCGCCGCAATCTCACCTTCAGCGGCGACCTGCTCCGCAACTTCCAAGTCCGGACGGTGAGCGAGAACCAGGCCAAGGCGACCGTCTCGACTCGCAAGGACCGGATCAAGGCCTGGGCCAATCAGAAGCGCGAGGAGTGGATGGTGTTCTCGCCGAAAAACAAGGCGGCCGTCGTTGAGGCCGCCCGAAGAATGCTCGAAGCGATGAAACTGCGGATACTCGTTGAGCGCGCCCTGGGAGGGAAACAGAGGTGATCAACCCGGCCGAGCTTGTCGACAACCTCGTCGCTTTGCTGCGCGACATCCCGGAACTGGTGACCGAGATGGGCGGCGACGAGCAACGGATATTCGCTTACCACGATCAGTATCCGAAGCGCGCGAGCCTCGCGGCGGCAATCCACGAGATGCCCGCGCCGG